TGCAGCATTCAAAGACAGCATTGAAACTTGATGATCAAAGTACTCAGCTACACTTGCTCTACAATAGTAGAAGTAGTAGATCAATTCACGAAGAATTGGAACGATAGTAAAGATAAGACCAATACTTACACCAATAACTGCTAAAACAGATGTACCAGCTAAGTTCTTAGCACTTACTTTGATTAGATCATTCAATACTTTTCTAAGTTTATTACCTTTACAGAGATTATTGAATTCTGCTAAAGTTTGTAATTGAACTAATTCTTTACTTCTAGATACTGCTACACGGTCTACAGATACTTCAATAGATTTTGTTTTAGGATCTACGATGAAATCAATAGTGGAAGCAATAAGTAAAGATACACCACTGATTACTGCCATAGCAGTAGAGTTATATAATACAATACCTAGACTAGTATTAGATGCAAAGCAACGTTGGAATTCATTCTTCAATTCAACGATGTTATTAATTGCATCAGTAATAGTATTAATATAAGTCAAAGGTTGTTTGTATTCTTGGTAAATTTTTTTCATATCAGTAACAGCTTCAGTTACCATATCAATATTATCAATCTTAAGGAAATCACCTCTAGATTGAGGAATTGTACCAAAGTCTACTTCGGTTACTTTAGCTTCAATCTTTTCATATAGCTTATTAGTTACACCTAAAAGGACTTCACGTTGTTCAGCTTCATTAACAACACCAACTGTAATGTAAGTTTCTTTATCAGAAAGGTCCATTAGTTTGCTGGCTTCAATGAATTCTTTTAATACATATCTTGACATTCTATCTACCTCCAGCAAGTAATTGAATCATTTGTTTATAATCCATTTTATCTTCACGTTTTAAAGTTTTGAATGTATATGGTTCATATTCATCATCACCAGTATCAAAGATGAATTTAGCAGACTCGGTAGAATCATCAACGATAACGATACCTACTAAGTTATAGTCATCCATCAATTTACGAGCTACACGAGAATTAGAGATATCAATATCTTCCATCTTACGAAGCATTTCTACATCATAAGCAGATACTACTAAAGTAGTAATTGCTGTAGCATCATTACGTAAAGACATGAAACGATTAATCTTAGATGCTAATGCACGACGTTCTAATACTTTCCAAAGTTTAGAAGAAGAACCACGGTTAGTATTAGATACAGCATCAATCTTAGCTTTCTTAATAGCAAATACGAAATCTCTCCAGAATTCTATTTCACCAGAAGTAGCTTTGATTAAATTATATAAGCTAAAGTTATAGCTACGTTTAGATACAATATGGTTAGCAATATCTGCAGAATCTACACAGTAGATCTTAGATTTGATGCCGACATATGCATCCACAATAATTGGATCATTATTATCATTAGTACTAATGAATTGAATTTTCAACAATGTAGGTTGCAATTCATTAGCTTTCTTATAATCCATTTGGTCTTTTGATACGTTAGCCAATCCAGCTCTAGTATTATTACGCATATCATCTAAACGAGATTGCAAATTATTATTACTTTGCTGTAAAGCTCTCATTCTATCATTCATTCTACGTTGATTTCTAGTAAAATTTCCTCTCATTCTAGCTTCATTACCTCTTAGGTCTCGAACCTGATGAGTTAAATCTCTATTCTGATTCTGCAAATCTCTATTTCTATTATTTAAATCTCTATTTCGGGTTGCTGTATCAGTATCTATCAGTCTTACTGCCCTAAGTTTATCATCATCAGATAAATTATTAAATCTATTATTAGCAACAGCTGTATTGAAATCTGAATTTTGACGCATCTGAGCCATCATATCATCCATCAATGATTCACGTAAATGATTGATAGGTTTAGCACGTAGACGTTCTTGTCTAAATGCTTCATATACAGCTTTAACTGTATCTGCATCAAAGATGTGCATAGCGGTAGATTCTTCACTAACTGCAAGATAATCATCAACATCAAAGAAACTAGACAAGTCTAAGTTCGCATGGACATTTTTAAGATGATCAATAGCATCTTTAGAAGATGTAATAGAAATAGCAGATAATAGCATTTGAGTTAATGTAACGAATTTACGTTCCAAAGCTCTAGCTACTAATTGTGCAGACACTGGGTCTACAGTATTAGAAACCATGACAGGAAATGTCATAGTCAAATCTTTATTTGCTCGAGTAATAGACTTAATAGATGGATTCTTCTTGGAAACAAATTTACCAATTTCGGTACCATCCGCAGCGTCTAAAACATCTGTAATTAAATCCTTAAGGATCATTTAAAGTACCTCCTTATAGTATCATATATGACTTTAATCTTATGTTAAAATGGGTAAATAAGAAAGATTTTTCTCATTAAATTTTGAAAAATCTTTTTTTCATACACTTATAAGTATGAGAATAATTATTAACTAGACCTCCATCAATAAGGTCATCGATTAGTGAATTATAAAGATAAACTATTTCATTGTAATCCTCTACCTTAACAAGCTCTAGATTAATATACTCATCATCTGATTCTATTGCTATAGTATAAACGTTACAAGCATTTTTAGCTTCTTCTAATTTAGGAAATTCACCATCTAATATAATATCTTCAATATAGTCTCTCATAATCATCAGCCTCGCTTTAAAATGTATATTAAAACAAATAACTGAAAGCTGTGATATAAGAGTATATATCTATATGCTTTATCCCTATTTCACTATAATAATATACAATTACGATAAGAATTAGCCATTTTAACATAAGATTAAATTAAATAAGAAAGGGGGAATATTTGTAATGGCAAACGATGATAAAACCCTTATAGACAAAGCGATAGATAATGCAGTATCTGGAGTTGGAGATGCTATAGATAATGTAGCAGAAAAAGGAAAGAATGCTGTAACTGGTACTGTAGAAAATGTAAAAAATACAATATATATCAATACTGTAGGTAAAGTTGCTGGGGCTGTTACTAAACTAGGTAATGATGCAGCAGACGCTATTAATAGTATTGGAGATAGTATAGATAAATTTACATCCGGTGTTAATGTATTAGATAATACTGCAAGACCTGAATTCGATGAATCATCTAGTGGATTACTTAAATATGTAAAAGCAAATGGTCTTGGTATTGGTGCTGGGCGAGTAACCCAGAAAGAGAAATATGAGAAGTTTGCTAGATATGAAAGATTAGATCCAAATAACTGGATGGGTTTTACTAAAGAATTTATTTTCTTTACTACACCTGACTTACAGTTATTTAATGGTGTAAACCTAAATCCGTCTATTGCTAATAATTCTTTAATAGTTGAAGCATCAAAGAGATATAATGATGTATTACAAAGCTTAAGTTACTCTGCTTGTGGTAGACCATTTGTTAATCTCCTATCTAACTATAAAAGGTCTAATGTAGACTTGCCTGATATTACTACAGCAAGTGATTATGAGACATCTAAGAATATCTTAGGATCTTCTATATTCTATCGTGGTACATCTTATGAATCAGATGAAAACCATGAGTTCTCTGTTGAATTTGAAGATACAAAGTATCTAGAAGTATATATGTGGTTCAGACTATTCGATGAATATGAGCGTATGAAACACTATGGTCTAGTTGACTTTGTTGATGATAGATACCTAAATGGTAAAATTATCCATGACCAAATGGCCATGTATAAGTTTATTGTTGGTGAAGATGGTGAATCTATTATTCATTACTCTAAGTTTATTGGAGTATATCCTAAGAATGTACCAAGGAGTACATTCTCTGATCTTCCTGCAGATGGTAATGTAAAGTTTACTATTAACTTTAAAGCTGCATATGTAGAAGATATGGATCCTAATATTATATTAGACTTTAATGAGATTGCTAAAAAGATTCCAGCTGGTGATCCATCTCTAGGTGGATATATGGATGAATTTAATGGTTGGAGTGGTGAGTATATGCAAAGACCATATATAGCTCTTCCAGCATATATGCAATTCCAAGGTGGTACTGCAGGCGGTGCTGTAAATAACGGTGGTGGTGCTGTTACTAGTGGGCAAACTCAACAGCAAATGGCTAATGGTGATGGTTTCCATGTCAGTGAATATAAAGAAGAAAATTCTCTTGGAACTCGTCTTAAGAATAGTGCTAAGATTATTGCTGGTACAGCAATCGGTGGTGGTACATATATAGCTACTCATATAGATGATATTAAAGATGAACTTAAGAGAGAAAAAGCCGCTAGTGAAGAATTTGATTCTAACGTTAAAGATACTATAAATAATGCAGTATCAACTGCTAGAGCTGGTCTAGGATTATCTACTGATGATAATACAGATAAAGGTCAAGGGTTAAATAAATTCTCTTACTTCCAAGATCCTAAATATAATATGAACTATGGTTATACTGAAACTTTACCTAACAAAGGTTTCTATAAACTCAAATGGGAGGGATAAATAAATGGCATCTGATGCGGTATCAGTAAACAAGACTCTCCGATCGTATCAGGAGACTGTCTTAAATACAGTTCAAAATGATACTTTACTTAATGCCAATATATATGATATACATCAATATATTGAAAATATTAAGAAAAGATATGTAGATGAAGATGAAATTACCCTCTCTATGGGTATATTCGGCTATATGGGAGATGTAAATTCTAATGCTCTACAAAATGCTGTTACTATGGCAGCTGAGTATTCTAATGAAGCTATCCCTATAAAAGCTAAATTTGAAAAGAATGTAATCTCTCATGCTTTAATGCTTGGCATCAATAAGATTTTTGCTGAGCCTGCAACTATGCAAGCTATGTTTGTTTTCTATGAAGATGAACTTATCTTGAATACGGTCTCTGACACATTTAAATTTGACCGTAATATAAAAATCATGGTAGGTGATTATGAATTCCATTTACCATATGATTTGATTATCAAACGTATTGAGTTGCCTACAGGTGAGTATATCTATACGGGTATGTATGACACTACTCAAAGTAACCCTATTATAACTAGAAACTCTAATGATGTTGATCCATACTTAAAGCCTACAGTTAGATCTAAGATTGATGGTCGTAATGTAGTTATGCTATTAGTAGATCTACGTCAATATGAGTATACTACTTATCATAAGACTATTATCACTACAAATCCATTAGAATCTAAGATGCTTCAATTTGAATTTGATAATCAATTAGCTGGATTCGATGTAGATGTAAAGGAATATGATCAGCCAACAAGAAAACTCAAACCAGTTTATAATGGTTTGAATACTGATGGTATAAATAATTTCTGTAATTATACTTATATAGATTCTTCTACTATTCGTGTAATGTTTGATAATAGCTCTTACTTACCTACAGCTAATACTGAAGTTACAGTTAACTTATACACTTGTCAAGGGTCTAATGGTAATATCTCATATAAAGATAGTATTTACTTTAGAGTTAAATCTGAGAAGATAAATTATGATAGATTGAATCTATTAGTAATTCCTACTTCAGATGCTCAATATGGTATTGATAAACGTTCTATTGCTGACTTAAAGAAACTCATTCCTAAAGAGGCTTTATCTCGTGGTAGTGTAACTAATAGTACTGATATTAATAACTACTTCAATACTATTGATGACGATGATAATAAGCTATTCTTCTTCAAGAAGATGGATAATCCATTAGCTCGTTTGTATTATGCATTTGTATTGATGGATTCTCCTACGAATATCATTCCAACTAATACTATACCAATTGAAGCAATTAGACGTGACTTTGATAATATCTCAGATTCAAACTATATATTAACTGCTGGTAATATTATCAAATATGATGGGACTACGAACGCTTCTGTAGCATATCAATCTTCTGAAGAAGAGCTTAATAATGCTAGAAGAAATCAGTTCTTATATATGAATCCATTCATGTGTATCGTTAATAAGAAACCATTATATGTATCTTACTATATGAATATTATGGATGTAAACAAACTACTTGAATTTACATATGTAAATCAAGATTCTAAAGTACAGTTTGTGGCTAATAAGATGAACTGGTATCGTCATTATCTAAGTGAACGTGATACATATGTAGGGGATATCTCTATTATGCAGAATATCCAATCTGATATTGGTTTAGTTCATAAAGACGATCCATATGATCCAGAGAAGATTACTGGTGTAGATGTTAAAGTCTTAGCTGTATTCTATACAGATGAAAAGTATCAAGTTCCTTATAGATGGGCTGAAGCTGAATTTGTAAACTACGATCAAAATACATTTATCATGGATTATAAGTTCAAGCTTAACACCGATAATAAGATTGATAAGAATATTAAGCTTAAGATTAATAATGTCTATGAAGTTGGTAATGCAACTAGATTGAGTCCTGGATATATGGCTAATAATATGAATATGAAAATATTTGTATTTGCTAAAGATGTATTCGGATATAATGCTGGTCTACATAAAGCAGATCAAATCTTTACAGCTGATTTCTTAGAAGGATATAGTTTAACCAATGAGTATACTGTCAAATATGGTATTGACTTCTTGTACAACTACTCTGATTTGATTGAATCTCATATTAAGATTAGAAAACAAGACAATGGTCAAATCTCTTATATTATAGATCGTGTACCAGTTATATCATATGACTATGTGAATACAGAAGAACGAATTCAAGATTTCATTAATAATCTTGAAAAGAAACGTATTCATATTCTTGAATGTCTAGATGTACTAGAAGATAGCTTCGGTATAGATATCAAGTTCTTTAACACGTATGGTCCATCTAAACTATTCTATGTGAATGATGGAGTACCATTAAATAGAGTTAATCTATCTATGACTTTCAAAGTTAAGTTTTTGACTACTACTGATAAATACTTAACTGAGTATATTAAGAATGATATTAGAAAGTATATTGAAGATAAATCTAGAATCTCTGATATCCATATTCCTAACATTATTACATTTATAACTCAAAAGTATGCAGAGAATGTAACCTACTTTGAATTCTTAGACTTTAATGGTTATGGTCCAGGGTATCAACACATTTATCGTAAAGATGAATCTATTGTTGGTAGAATTCCTGAGTTCTTGAATATCAATACTATTGGTACAGAGAATAATGCATTAAATATTAATATCATAATAGCTTAATTTATATTAGTCTCTAACTCTATACGTGTAACAATTTAATAAATCTAACCTATTTTGGTTGAAAATTAATTAAAACCTTTTATACTATTAAGTATAACTTTTTAAGGAGGATAATAATTATGGCATTTTTCGGTGGTCATGATACTGAAGATATCAACGTAACCCTTGAAAACTCCGCTAAATACGAATGCGAAGCAGGTCTTGGGCTTATTGCTTTAGAATGTACTCAATTTGAAGCTGAAATTTTCGGCGAATGTGTACGTTCTGATATGAAAGAATACGCACTTGTTCAAGAAGGTGCTGAAATCGAACCTTTCCAAGAAGCATCCTGGGAAGTTGTTAAAACTAAAGTTGTAAATTTCCTTAAGAAAGTTTGGGCTAAAATCAAAGCTTTCTTTAATGGTTGGTATGCAAAAATTGCTGCTCGTGTAATGAGCGACAATAAAGCATTCTATAATAAATTTAAAAAATCTTTGGAATCCAAAGATCTTTCTAAATTAGAAGTTAAATATGAAGAACCAGAAGAAAAAACTTTCACTGTTAATTCTGAAATTACAAGCTATAGTGATAAAAAATATGAAGATGCAGATGCTTCTGATATTCTTGCAGAAGTTTATTCCAATATTAGTTCTGGTATCTCTTCTCATGCTGAAGCTAAAAAAGAAATGTTAGAACAAGCATTCAAAGATGAAGACGAAGTTAAATACACTTCTATCGCTGGTCAAGTTGAAGCTGAATTGAAAGATTCTAAAGCTGTTAAAAAAGCTCAAAAAGAATATGTTAAAGCTGAAAAGAAATTAGCTAAAAAAATTAGTGATGCTCAAAAGAAAAATAAAGATACAATTAAAAACATTGCTATTATTGCTAATGCATGTTCTAAAGCAGACGTTGTTTTACTTGAAGCTGAATTAGCTATTGCTAAGAAAACTGCTTCTCAAGCTCGTCGTGTATTTGCTAAAGCTGTTGCGTATAGCCCTAAAACTGAAGGTGCTTTTGATGCTGATCTTCTTGCAGTAGAAGCTGATGCTTTGATGGCTTAATAAATTAACTGTATATTTACGGAGGTAATATAAATGGCATTTTTCGCTGAGTCTACATATGAAGAATCTTATCAAGATCTTGGTATTGTAGTAAATGATTATACAGACTTTGACATGCTTGCTATGGAAGCATGTGATGTAGTCCAAGAAATGGACAATGCTATCATGCAAGGCATTGGTCATTATGAACTCAATACAGTTCGTGAAGGCTCTGAAGTAGTATATACTGAAGGCATGTTAGATACTATTAAATCTAAAATTGAAAAGATCTGGAACTTTATTAAGAACTGGGTTAAAAATGTATGGAATAAATTCATTGCATGGATCGAATCCTATGTACGTGGTGATAAAGCGTTCTTATCTAAATATAAAAAGAAACTTGATGAAAATCTTGTTTATTTAGATAAAGATTTCAATAAAACTTATAAATATGCTAAACTTATCGATGAAAATCTAGAAAGCATTGCTAATGATATTGATAAAAAGCTTGAGTCTGCTTTTGATGACGCATTAAATGAAATTGATAAAGCGTATGATAAAGATAATATTGGCTCTGTAATTAGTGATGCATTAGAAAAATTTGATGATAAAGTTAGCGATGCTAAAGAAGAATATAAAGACACTGATTTAGAAGCTGATGTAGATGCTGGTTGGGTCCGTAAAAATTTCAATAATATCCTTGCAGTTTTAAAAGCAGATGCTGGTAAGGCTAAACGTGAAGCTGATAGAGATAGTAAAAATGTTGATCGTCAATATAAAGCTATAATTAAAGAAGCTCAAAATGCAGCTAAAGGTCTTAATCAACCAGAAAAATCTAATGCTAATGCTTGTATTAATGGATTAAAATCTTTAAGTACTAAAGCTAGTAATTATAGAACTTGGCGAACTTCTTTTATGATTAAAGTTATTAAAGGTACTAAATCTGATGCTCGTTCTATTTGCCGTGCAATCTTGACAGCAAAACCTAATCCTAAATATAATGAATCCGCTTTCGATCATAATGACTTCGAAGCATACTTCAATATCTAATTTAAGATTTAAAACTTTGAGGAGAGAGATTCAACATCTCTCTCCTCTTTATTTTTATTAACTTTACCTTGGAGGTAATATAATGGAAGGTAATATGAAAGCTTTCTCTTTTGAAGAAACACAAACTTTCTATCGTAATTTGTTAGAAAGTGAATCTGAAGTGACTGCAAGAAAAGCTTATGATCAATTCTTCGGCACTTTAACTCGTCTTAATTCATTCTACTCTGATAAATACGTAGATGTACTAGATTATAATCTTAAACGTTTGAGTAATGAAGGTGATTCTAGACTAATTAATGTAGTCAGTGATTACTTAAAAGACTTTAATAGTAATGACGTTCTTTTTGAACGTGATATGGTTAAGTATGTTTTAGATGATGAAATTCCATGCTCTAAAAATATCTTAACTGATATCTTGCATTTCTTTGGTGATAACTTCTATGAGTTATCTGAAGAAGATGCTCGTAAGTTATTAGAGATTACTACTAATAACCAAAGCAAAATTATTAAACGTGCTAAGGCTGAGATTATTGATGCAGATCCAGATGATATTGAAGTTAAAGATTTATCTAAGACTCCAGATATCTTTATTGATGGATCTACTACAGTCTCTTTCCATAAAGAAGATGTAAATAAATGCATCGAAATTATTAAGTCTGTACATGATGATCTAGCAGCTAACTTAGATAATGCTAGACTTATCAATAAAGAATATAAGAAACTTTTAAACAAAGTTATTCAATATAGAAACTCTACTAAGATTAGTGTTGGTAGTGATGAGCATATTCGTAAGATTGAACGTATCATTATTACTATGATTTCTGAAATCTGGACTTATCACTTAACAGTTTATAGCATTAAAGCTCAATATATCTGCAATAATTACTATCAAGCTAAATCTGTATTGTCTGCTATCACTTTGATGGCTAACCAAGAGTTTGTTGACGATCAAGTTGGTATTGCAGCTGAAGAGTCTGCTAAGTTCTTAAAAGAACAGCAAGCATTCAAATTCTCTAAACTTACTGACTCTGAAATCTTAATGAATCATATCACTGATATGAAACATAATGATCTTATTATGGATTGCTGTATTAAAGAAGCAATGGTTCTCGCCGAAGGTGTAGACGTTGAAAATCGTTTAGCTGCTATCCATGAAGGTGCATGGGATAAAGTAAAAGAATTCTTCAATAAAATTAAAGAATTCGTTATGGGTCTATTTGATAAAGTATCCAACTGGTTTGATAAATTCTTCAAATCCAACAAAGAATACCTTGATAAATATAAAGACCAATTAAGTAAACCTACCGCTGGTTTCACTACAGTCAACATGCCTAACTACAAGGAAGGTTTGAATCGTATTCAAACTCCTCCTAATATTAACTTTGATGCTATTATCATGACTGCAACTAAAATGGAAGAAAATTCTGATGTAGATCAAGTTATTAATAACTTCCGCAAAGGCATTATTCCTGACTATAAAGATACCGATGAATGGAAAGAAACATGTAATGATTATTTCCAAGGTGGTAAAGATTCTGATAAAGATTACTCTGCTAATGAAATCAGTATCAGTGCTTTAGCTGAACAAGTATTAGCTATTCCTAAAATTGTAGATAATATTAAGAAGGATAAAGCTACTAGTGATAAAGTGTTTAAATCATTAGATTCTGCTATTAATAAAGCTGCTAGTCAACAACCTCAACAGCAAACTGATACTAATAATTCAGCAGCTGCTAAACCTGCTACTACAACAACTCCTTCTCCAGCTGGTAATGGTACTCCTCAAGGTGGCGGTACTAATGGTGGAACTACTACAACTCAACCATAAGGAGGTCAATAATTATGGCAAATAAATACAATACATACTTATATGGCAATGTATTTTCTGAATTTGAATTGAATAATAATGGTGCTCCAGCTCCAGGAACTACTGGTAGTAATAGTGCAGCTATTACTGCGAATGCTAATAAGACAATTAACAATGTTAAGAATGGCGGCATTGATTCTAAAACTGCAGTCAATGCTCAAAAGATCGTTAACCGAATCGCATCTACTTATAGTACATATTTGCAATGTAAATATCAAACAGCTGAAAAGATTATGTCTGATTACATGAAAATTATTAAAGCTCACGTATCTGCATATGTTAACGCTGGTAATGATGCTGAAAAAGCTCAAGAAAATAGTTAATAAATACCCCTATGGAGTTTAACTCCATAGGGATTTTCTTTATATCTTTTTAGCATTATCTGCTGTACTCTTAGGGAGTTTTGCAAATGTCATATTAGTAGTTGCTAAGAAACGTTCACCTTGATTAGTATATACTTCTATCTTAGATAGCATAATATAATCAGTTGTATCTTCTTTATGCTCTTTAGTGTTATTATTGATTAGATATTTTAGATTCATATTAAATATAGAATTATCTAATTGCTGTTTGCTTAAAGATAAGTAAACTGACTTCAACTCTAAAGCATGTTTAAAGTTCTTAATCAATCCCATATTGTCATTAGGAATACGGATTAGCTTACGTTTACCTAAGTCTTCTACTATATCAGTTAAGTCTAATGCTACATCTATCATTGATTCACCATTAGTACCAACCTTAGATATATCGCTTATTCCACTTATAGCAGTACTACCACTCTGGTATAGTGAACTTAAGTTACTTTTTAATGCTCCTAGTGACTTAGTTGTATTGATTATGCTATTCTTAGTGTTAGCAATTGCAATGTTTTTTGTATCTTGTAAAGATTTAACATATGTATTTGCACCCTCAAGAATTTGTTTAGAGAAGTCTTTAGGAATCTCTCTTGTAGCAGCTATTTGTTTCTTTAATCCATCACCTACATTAGCATTTAACTTAAGACTATTCTTCATTTGCTCAGTGAAACCTTTCATATCACTAAGCTTCATCTTACTAAAATCTAGATTCTTTACTAATTCAGGAAGATTAGATTTAAGAGCTCTAAGATCTAACTCATGAGTTTCTATAGCTTTACCAGTATTATCTTTTTTAGTTACATAGAATAACTTATCTGGTGTATCATTTAAAGAGTTTACAATAATCTCATTACTAGTTATATATTTACTATACTCAGTATTAAAGTCAGTCATGCTGCGATTAAAATGAATCTTAGATTGCTCTCTCTTTTCAGGGAGCTTACTAACTTCTTTAGTTAATTGAGCTGTATTATCAGTAAAGTTAATTGGAGATATAGCACCAACTAGAGACCCAAAGTTTTCTATATGATATATCTGACCAGTATATGCTTCTTTAAATTTACCAAATTTATCTTCAGATTTCTCTACTGTATTAGTAGATGTAGTTTGCATAACTACAGTATGTTTGATGATATTAGTTAATACATCTTTTATATTAGTATCGGATTTTCTGACAACACCATCTAAACCAACTACTTCTGCAGTACCATCTAATGCAGTCTTTGGTAGCTCTCTTAATAATGATTCAGCTTGTGTAGCTACAGTATCTATTACAGACTTAGATTCTTTAGCTTGCTCTACTATTTGATTAAAGTTACCTTTAATAGTATCTGTAGTCTGATGAATATTCTTTACTACTTGACGTACACTACTAGATACTTTCTTAATAGCATTCATAGTATTCATAATATTTTGATATACACCAAAGATACCACCAAATGCTCTAGAGTTTTTAAGATAACTTTGCTGTACAGTCTTAGATGCATCAATTACTGCAGTAAATCCATTAAGCTCTTTATCAGTTATATTATCTTTACCATATTTAATATCAGTAGTCGGTACATCAACTATATAACTCTTAGTTTTATCATCATCTCTAAAGCCTTCTAATATAGCTTCTTCTTTACCACCAATATCTGATAAGTTAAACTTAATAGTCGCATACTTATCTACATTTCTTAATGTAGCTTTACCTGACTTAGATACTAAATAGATATTATCTAAATCCATAAAGAATCTATATCCAGTATTATAGAATACACGAATAGTATTTAGATAGTCTAATGTCTTAGATAAAGACTCTTTAGGTGGAATAATCAATTGCTCTACTAATTCAGTCTCAGTAAATGGTTCAATCAATAATGGCTCACCTATATTGAGTAAGTCAACTATGATATTCTGCATAGAAGATTTATATATAGTTGCATTATTAGGACTTAGATTTCTATCTACTAACTTCTTAGATATCAATCCAAGTTTAAGAATTCTATATACATCTTCACGATCTTCATCTTTAGAGTCAGTTTTAGCATAATCTATATCTTCTGTCTTGTTAGTATCATCATCTGTAAGATAAGAGAATTCATGCTTGAAGTATAATTGTTTAATAGCTGTATTATTATCTAATTGGTATTTATAAACAGCCATAATCATTGTAGCAGTCTTAGAGTTCTTGATAATATTATCTGCAAACTTCTTATCTATGTGTAAATTCATAGTAGCAATTGGCATATTATATTTATCATACTCTTTATATATAGTTAAACTTTTTATATTTTTCTGATCAATCAGTTTCGGTTCATTATAATCTTTACAGTTATAGTAAAGATCAATATAGTATTCGTATTTAAGTTGTGGCATAATATACACCTCCGGTTATCAAGATGTTCAAAATAGCCCATTTTAACAAAAAAATAAATCCCATAGGAGATTAGACTCCTATGGGAATAAGTTTTATATTCTATCTATATCTATAGGGTTATCTCTAAAGTATTTTTCATTCAATAGTTTAACCATATCAGGATCTTGTAAGTTTACATCCCAAGATCTATCTAGATAGTTATTAGACATTCGATATAGTTCTGTTTGATAAGATAAATCTACAGCTTTATATCTATTAACTAATTCTTCAGTTCTATCTGGTGCTAATAAAGATATCATCTCAGTATATTCTGGCGAGATATATGCATTAGGAATCTCATGTCTATTGATAGCATGATTAAATATATTCAATGTATTAGATACATTATTAAATGAATATAAATCTCTATGCTCATTACGAGTCATAGCCATGAATAATCCAAATAATTGTGGATTAATATTAACACATTTTTTGATTGTATTATCAGATAGCTTATACTTAGCTAATAATTCAATCAATGCATTATACTTATCAACGATTCTATATCTAATATTATTTTCTACCCATTTATGATCAATAACTACTGTTTGATCTTTAGCAAATACTGGGACTGCATATTGTAATGAGCTACTAGAAATAATCATGTTAGGACTATTATCAGTTCTATCCATTATAGTAGAATTAATCATTACAGATGTCTCATAAGGTCCTTCAATATAATAGATATCTGGTAAATATTTACATAGTTCTTTTAAGATAGCAGTATTTTGAATCATGAATGTAGTAATCATATCAGCCAACATCATCTTTTCAATATTAGTATGATTATAGTCTGGATAGAATTTCTCATTCATTAACATTGGACCAGATGTTTGCATTAGATAAATACGTGTATGAACTCCATAGTATTTCTTATAGAATGCTCTATAATGAATACACATATTTACTACAGCTGCAGCTACAGATGATCTATTACCTATAGCTACATCAGATCTATACATCTTTCTAAATAGTTGATATAAATCAATATATACATTTAATACATTTGCATTGCTACCAGCAAATGCAGTATTAGTTATTTCAGCTAGAGTTTCATATCTAATATAGTTTGCTACAACTATACTTTCAGCACTAGCTGGTCTATATCTTCCTCTAAAGTTATTTTCCATTATGAATTCCCACAATTCTTACAATGAATACTTCTATTTAACTTAGCAAAACATTCATCACAAATACCACTAAACATGATTTTGGATGGATGTCCTTGAGACTTACCACAGAATACACAATGGAATGGTAATTTCTCAGCTTTCTTAATACGTTCTAAACAGCTATCGCAAAACATGATCTTCATATCACGTACATCACGTTGCTCAATCTTATGGCAAGACTGACATTCAAAATCCCAATGCTCTACAAACTTAGGTTTCTCATTTGTAAATACACAGGTTTCATAAATACATCTACCATTAGCATTACGATATACACATGTAGTTCTCTGACATTCTTCAAACTGTTCATACGGTGGTTGCGTCTTACTTTTAATCTCTTCCTGATTACCAGGTGTTAATTGTGATGGCATAATTCAATCCTCCTAATTAATAACTATATTATACATCAAGGTTATAATATATCACTTCAACTTATTAAAGTCAAAGTAAGTTACGTTAGATGAGTCTAAGTCTTGCTTATTCAACTTATTAACTGTAGAAGTATACTGAGTTCTATTATAAAGCATATTCATATACTTAAGATGAACTTCCACTCTAGGTTTAATAGAATAATACTTTCTAACTGTACCATCTATGACTAGAGTATCATCTAACCA